GTCGCCGTTCATCAGGCAGAAAAATGGGCGCACTAGGAAAAGGTTTTATTATGGACGCTGCTGGCTTGGTTGCTGGTGCTGTTGGTGCAAGGATTTTAACTAGTTCACCAAAAATTTTGCCTAATCTTGATCCTAAAATTAAAAGCGCGGGTGTAATTGCACTTGGTGTATTTTTCCCTAAGCTTTTGAAAGGAAGTTTTGGTAAGTCAATTGGTGATGGTATGATTGCTGCTGGTGGTCTAGGTTTGTTGCAAGCTACAAATGTGCTTGGACAAATTGACTCTAGTATGGATATTCCAGTAAGCGTAATGGCTGGTGATGATCTAAGCGTGATTGCTGGTTATACTCCTGATAGCCTTTCTGTAATTGCTGGAATGGAAGAAGAATATTAGTATTTATAAAAAAAACAAAAAAAAATAACATGGCTACTCAACACGGTGCAAGGCTAGTTTTTGACAATTCAAAAGCCCTTATTTCAAATGCTGGTTTGTCTATACAATCAGCTGTACTTTCTCAATCTTATTTAAGAAGTGAAGTTGCTATGTCAACTTCTGTTACTTCTTACCAGATTCCTATTATTATCAATACTCAACAAGGTAATTCCTATTCCACTAACAACCTGTTGCAACTTCAGGACGCGTTTGTAGTTTCTTCAATTGGTATTTTTGTTTCTATACCAGCTGCAAGCACTACCACGGCTTTTCCTTTGTATACTTATCCAAATGCTAGTGCTTTTACCACTTCTGGCGCTTCAACTGCACTTTACAATTTGTACAACGGTAAAATGTCAGTAACTGTAAATAACAAACAAATTGTTCCTAGTTGGGATCTTTACAGACATTTGTATGTGCCACAAACACAACAAGGTGCTGCAAGCACTACAACAACTATAGACCAAAATGACGCAAGTGAATTTGGATACTACCCATGCGAACCAAATTTGGTTTTTGTTGGATCAAAAAATAACGTTGTTACTTTGGATCTACCAGCAGCAATTGGAACTTTACAAGCTTCTGTAGTTCCTAGGATTGTTGTAATTTTTCGCGGCATTTTGGCGCAAAATTGTACACCGGTTCGCTAGCACAAAACTGTACTCCAGTTAGATTTGAATTTATAGCAATGGAATGGGGGCAGCCACGTTAAACATAGAACCCCCTTTTTTTTATTTTAATATAAAAGTCAAAAAATGACAAAGATTCAAAATTTCGAATTTATAGAATGTATTGTACCACAAAGCAGCACCGGAACAAAATTCTTTTTTCCTGATCAGCCGCAATTGCGTTTTACATCATTGTTAAATTTAGTTTCATATACTACAGATACTTGTACTAATTCAATTTTATCTGGTAACGCTTTGTTGTCTACAGCAAATTTGAAAAATACATATCTTGTACTTTACGCAAATGACAAAGAATGTATTAATCGCATACCTGTTATGTCATTAAATGTACAAGGAACCACAACAGCATCAAGTTCTTGGGTTTATAATATTGCCCCGTTTGCTGGTCAACAAATTGTATGGTCAAAATCATACATACAAACTCCTGTTGCTTATTCTAGTATTTCAGGCGGTAATTTCAGTGTAACATTTGGTGTTTATTACGCTTAATACTGCACTTTTTTTTCACCTTTAATATTGTATTATGGCAAGTTATCAACCCGAATTACATACAGCAGATGAAGTACTTTCTTATTATGATGGCTATGATATAGCAGCCTACAGCGTTTATGTAGGTCATAAAGTAGATCCTAAAAGCTGTAGATATTCATATACTGGTGATGATAAGCATGAAGGAAGGGAACAGCTTTTAAATGCTTTAACAGCGCTAGTTTCCAATCCTGAAAATACAAATACTTATTGCATAGCTATTTTGGAAAAAAAAGGCAAAAAAATTGAAGATGTAAATAGTATTTCTTTTCAATTAAATAAACGTCAATCTTTGCAAGCTTACCAGCCGCAACAGATGGGAAATTATCAAAATACAGCATTGCTAGGTGAATTAAACAGCTTGAAAAGTCAACTTGCAGCCCTCCAGATGAAACTGGATGAGGAAGATGAAGAAGATGAGGAAGATGAACCAGAAGAAGGGGGAATAGCTGGTTTTATGAAAAACCCTGCAATACAAAATATGCTTATTCAACAATTACAAGGTTTATTTATGCCAAGTACAAAGGTTACAAACGTTGCTGGTGTTATGGATGGCGCTGCAGCTGATCAAGATGGAAAAATTGATGAAGCTATAGAAACATTAAAACAGTATGACGCAAATTTAGGTGATGATTTAATGTTATTGGCTGAAATGGCTGTAAATGATCCACAGCAATTTAAATTCTTAATAAAAATGTTAAGAAAATAAAATGGCAATTGAAGTAAGTAAACTAATTGGAAAAAATTTGGTGACAAAAAAAATGTTACCTGCATTTAATTTCCCTGAGAAACCAAACAAGGTGCTGTTTACTATTCCTGTAAATGGAAGAACCGGCACCGTTTACAGTTACATTGAAAAACCGGATGGAATTTGGTTGCAGTTTCAACGGTCCGGTGAATCATTTTATTATATACTTTTTGCCCCTAGTAATTTTGTTGTTACTTCTGATATTAAAAAAGAAATTCAGATTCAGCAAGCACAGGATGAAAAGGAAATAATTCAACAAAAAGGGCAATTTGCATATTACTTAGAAAAATATGGCAAATTTGTATTTTTTGGTTTAATTGGTGCTTATGTTTTAACGTCTTACATAAAAACAAAAAAATGAAAAACAAAGCACTTTTAACATACTTGCTTATTGGTGGTGCTGCTTATTATTTTATATATAAAAGCAAAACCAAAAAGAAAGGTTATACAATTACGGTACCTGAACCAACTAAAATAAGTGAACAGGAATTTAACAAACCTGCTGCAGTGAAAACAATATTTCAAAAGGCGGCACCCATTGTAAAAAAGCTATTCAAAAAGAAAAAAGCTGTAGGAAACTTTCCAGACACTTTTTAAAAAAATATTAATATGCCAAAGCCTGAACATTTAAAATTGTATGAACAAAGCAGTTCAAAAATTGATTTTGCAAAACAAATTAGCGACAGGCAAAAGTATGAGCAAGAAAACAGTGTTTCAAAAAGCACTGGTAGAATGTTTCAAAAATTTTATGTAGAAACTAAAGTTTTTTACACTAGTCAAAATATTGAAAGTAATTGTAATGATATTACTTTTATCAATCAAGGCACCACTAATTTAACAATTATGGACGTTTTGATTTTGCCAAATCAATCATTGAGGATAACAGGCAACGCTGGCGAAATTGATACAACAACATACACACTTACTTTTGACACTTTAGTTTCAACAGGTAACCTTTGTACAGTAATAAGAAAATTATTTAGATAATGATAACACTAGATCTTTCCATACTTAACCAGAAGGGGACACCTATGTTCTACTCTGATACTTTAGCAGCACGCCCAGCGTTTGGCATTGCTGGAAGGATCTTTATAGATATTGCCAGTCCTTATGGCATTTATCGTGATACTGGAAGCGCTTGGCAGCAGATAGCTGTAGGATCATCTGGAAGCGGCACAATTACAGGCGGCGGAACTATTAACACAATTGCAATGTTTACGCCAACAGGTACAGCTGTTGGAGATAGTAAAATTTCACAGTCTGGATCAGATATAACAATAGACGCAAACGTTTATGTTACCAACGGCAACATAAATTTACCTAGTAACAATACTGTAGGCGGAACTACTTACAAGATTCAGCAGGTAATGGCAACAAATGACGCTTGGAGTATTTATGGCAATGCTGTTGCAATTGACCAGGGAGAAGTAGTTTTTGAGGTTAGTGATAATGGGGCAACTTTTAACCCTGCAGGGCAACGTTATCGTTTTCATTATGAAGCTGTAAGTTCTGGCAGCAATAAAGACGTTTTAATAATAGATTATAATTTAAGCACTTTTACAACTGCTTTAAATATTTCACATACACATACTGCTTTAGCTGGTGCCAGTAACCCATACGGTGAGCAGGTTTCAGTGACTAATACATTCAACGCTGGAATTACTTGGACAGCTTTATTAGCCTGTTTTAACACATCTAGCTTACAAAATAACAACTGGTCAGGATCTGCAACTTTTGGAAATAGTTCTTACACTGCCAATAATTTAAATTTATCTAGTATTGAATTTTTAGCTGCAGGATCAACAATTACCAGCACGCAAGCAAGCGGTGGTATACGTGCTTGGGCTAATCAGATTTTACAGCTTCGCATTAATGGCACAAACAACGGTACTTATACGCACTATGCAAACAGTGTTGTGTATGGTGATTATGCCGATTCAACAGCTAGATTTACTTTTACTAATCGTTACGGTTACCTGGTTAATGATCTTGACGAATATGGCGCTGGACATACATATACTAACCGTTGGGCATTTTATAACGCTGGCATTAATGACAATAACTATTTCGCTGGTAAAACAATTTTAACTGTTAAGTACAACAGGCAAACGGCAAGTTATACTTTAGTGGATGCTGATAGGTCAAAAATGGTAGAAATGAATGTGGCAACAGCTAACAATTTAACAATACCACTTAATTCAAGTGTTCCTTTTGCAATTGGTACACAAATTGAAATTGCGCAATACGGCGCTGGCCAAACTACAATTCTGGCAACTGGTGGCGTAACAATTAGATCAGCTAGTGGAAATTTAAAAATAGCGGCTCAATACGTTGCTGTATCTCTTTTAAAAATTGGTACAAATGAATGGTACTGCTTCGGTAACTTATCAGCATAAATACTTTTTTTTCACTTTTAATAAATAACAAATGATCCCTGTAGGAATATTGACAGCAGCTGCAACTAGTTCATTTGTTGGATTGCTTGATATATATCCTGGGGCAACTGCTGCTTATTCACTCAGAAAATTAAGAGCAGCTTATACAGGAAATTGTATTAGAGTCAGAAAAGCAATATCAAATACAGAAAGTGATATTGGATTTTTAAATAATGTTTTGGACACTGCAACATTATTAACCTTTTGTGGTGCTGAAAGCGGTTTAATTACAAAATGGTATGATCAAAGCGGTAATGCAAACGATGCCATAAATTTAACTAATCCAGATATGCCTATTATCGTTATTTCTGGAGTCGTTCAGACATTAAATTCAAAGCCTACATTATTATTAAATAGAAGTTGGTTAACATTAACAAATTTAATAACAGATGGAAATAATTTAGCAATTTTTTCTACTCAAAAACCTACTGCAACAAATCTTTGGGCAACAAGTTTAGGTCATCAAATTTTAACACAAGGGCCCCATTTTGGTTTTATACCAGGTCAAGGATATTTTATAAGCCATAGTTTAAATGGCGTTTCAAGATATGGCGAAAATTCAGCAATTTTTCCAACAACTGCAATAATTTTAAATTGTTTAGTTACAACTAATTTATTTGCGTATACAAATAATACTTTAATTGCTATGAACATTACAAATTGGAGTCCACAAGGAAACAATTTTAATACTATAGGTAGATATACAGCAAATATTTCTTATATGAATATAAGCGAAGTTGTTGTTTATAAAACTGATCAGACAGCAAATAGAACAGGAATAGTTAACAATACAAATACATTTTATACAATTTTTTAATTATGGCACAAATTCAACCAGTATCAACTTGGTATCAAGGCGCAACACATTACGCAAATGTTTTTAGTTTGTACAGTGATGGAGATAATTTAATTGATAGCGCTACTTTTAAATATCAACTAATTGAATTAATTATTATTTCACCAGATGAACAAAGCAGTCAAACTCTTATATCTGGACAACTTGCCATTAATGGGGCTGATTATGCGCAATGGGATGCTGAAGTAGACGCAAACGCTTGGATTTACCAATGGGCAGCTGATCAACTTAATCTTGTATTAATTCCTTAATTTTACTTTATGCAAAAATTAAGCAAAAAAGAAGCTTTGGACATAATTAAATATAATTTAGACAAAGCAGTAAAAGAAGGCATTTTTAGTAGTTTAAACGAAGTTTATACAATAGTTGCTGCTTTTGATGTAATTGCAAAAAAAACAATAGATGAAAGCCCAAATGATGAACTTGGACAATAGTGTTTCAGGATCTATTTTAACTGTGCTTATTTCAGTTGTTGGTTTAACCGAAATTGATTTAATAAGCAAAATTGTTTTTATGGGTGCCAGTACATTAACCTGTTTGTTTACTTGTGTTTACACATATAAAAAAATAAAAAACTTAAAAAAATGAAAAGATTTTTTAACAACATTAAGACTACAATGTTTGGCGCATTAGCTGGACTACCTTTGTTAGTTGATGGAATAGCTTCCAAAGACATTAGCAAAATTTTGGGCGGTATTGGCACCTTATTAGTTGGACTATTTGCAAAAGACAATGACAGCCAATTTTAAAAAATATGCCATTATTGGCGCAATTGTAATACTTCTTTTTATGTCTACAACATCAAAGGCTGCTTCTATCATTGCTGTATTTGAAGGCAAGAAATTGAAAGCTTACAAGGATCAGGGAGGCGTTTGGACAATTGGGTACGGATCAACTTATAACATAGATGAAAAGCGCCCGGTACAGGAAGGTGATACAATAGACGAAACTACAGCCTTAAGATGGCTTCACAGTATTACTGGTGATCTACAGAACCAAATTAAAAAAGTAATAACTGTAGCAGTCAATCAGAACCAACTAGACAGTCTAACCAGTTTAGCGTATAATATAGGGCTATCAGCATTTAAAAAATCAACATTGCTTAAGCGTTTAAATGCCAATTACCCTAAAATTCAAGTAGCAGATGAATTTTTACGCTGGAATAAAGTAAAAGGGGTAGTTAATCAAGGTTTAACTAATCGAAGGTCAAAAGAAAGAGAATTGTTTTTAAAATAGTGTACGCAATAGGTTAGATTATAGTTTAAAGGCGGGGGATGTTTCTACATTCCCTTTTTTTATGCACTTTTTTAAAATAAATATTTAAAATTTGATTTTTATATTGATTTAGTTTATTAATATTGTCATGACAAACGTATTTAAAAATTTAAAATTAATCAAAAATGAAAAAATCAACTTTTCAAATCATTGCTTTTGTACTTCTTTGCCTGATCCTTTGTACAGCTGATAGCTGGTTTAATTATTAATCATGATCAGGGCTTTTGGCTGGTTCCTAGCCGTTATTTTCTACATTTTTATTTCAGTTCCTGTAGGTATTACTGTTTATGGTATTGCTTACCTATTTTTTACAATTAGATTTCTTTTCAATTATGTACGACGAAAATTATGAAGATTTTAGCGCTATTTATAAGTCTATTTTATGGCACGAGGCAGAAGTCGCCAAATTGCAAAAAATTGTAGACGGTGATTTAGATAACATTCAAATCCATTTTTTTAATAATAAAGTATTTACCAGCATATACCAGCGTGATACTTATTTAAGTTTGGATGCAATGGTAAAAATGCTAGCAGCTTCCACAATGGAAGGTTATAAGGAACAAATTCAAAAGCTTAAAAATAGTTTATAATGACAGGAATAAACAGATTAATTGAATGGCTAGAAGATAATAAAGATGTTAAAATATCTTTAGAATTAATAAAGCTACAAGCGCAAATGTTTGCACTGGAAGAAAATTTAAACATTAATTATTTTGAAAGCGTAACAAATATTTTTAACTATAAAACAAACAACAATGAACCAAAAAAACAGGGATCTACCAGCATTTCCAATTAAATTCAACGATCAATTTGGACAGTTAGTAATTTTAGGCGGCTTGACAAAGCTTGAAATTGTAGCATTAGAACTTTTAAAAGCTACTTATCAGGGATCAAAATTTGAAGATTATAGCAACGAAGATGAAAAATTTAGCATTAAATGTGCTTATGACATGGCAGAAATTTTTTGTAGTTATATTGAAAACAAATTAGAAAAGGAAAATAAAATAATTTCGTAAATTTCTTTAATGACAAACGAAGAAATTTTAAAATTAATTGAGTCTAAAAAATTCAAACGCAAACACATACCCGAAACGGAGAAAGTAATTTTTTCCATTTCGGGTAAAACTATTGGCTGTAGTCAATCGTTTGTTTGCTTTCAAGGGATGCCCAAAAATGGAAAATCACTTTTTATAACTTCAGCAATTGCCAGCGCTTTTACAACATGGGACATTTTTGAAATGAAAATTAATTTTCAAGACAACAGAAAGCGTTTATGTTATGTTGATACTGAATCTTCTGATTTTGATTTTTACCGAACTTTAGAAAGGATTAGGCGACAAACGTTACTGGATGAATTACCACACAATTTTGATGCCTTAAGCGTAAGGGAAGAAAGCCCAACAGATATACAAAAATTGCTTGAATACTATCTAGAATTTAACCCAGACTGCAGCATTTTAGTTTTAGACGGAATTTTAGATTTAATTCAAGATTTTAACAATGTTGCAGAAAGTTTTAATTTGGTACAATGGCTAAAAAAAATTACCAAAAAATATGACCTGTTAATACTTTGCGTTTTGCATCTAGGCAAAAAAGATAATTTAAGTATTGGACATATTGGTAGCTTTTTAGATAGAAAAAGTCAATCTGTTTTAAAAGTTGAAAAAAACAAAGAAAAAAAGACAATAGAACTAACTAGCACTTTTTTGCGATCGAGTGAAGATATAAACCCTATTTCAATCCAATTTCAAGGTAATGACTGGTACCAAGTTGACAGCACCCCTGTAGACAAATCAAACAATATTTTTGGGATTGAAAAAGATATTTTGCTAAGGCAAGTATTACTTGAACCCAAAAATTACAATGCTTTAGCCGCTGATCTTTGCGAACGCACTGGTAAAGGTTTAACTAGCATAAAAAAGCTGCTAAAAGATTGGATTGCAGACGGTACAATAGTAAAACATAATGATCAATACAGGACAAAAAAATAGGCGCTGTTTAGGCGCCCATCTTCGACAAACGAATTAAAATTAATCAATTCACTTTCTTTTCACAACAAAAATAACAAAACAATGTCACAAAAACTTTACACAGGTATTATTTTTTTTCAAGATGCCCAAACACCCCGAAAATATCGGAATATTTCAAACATTGAAAACTTTGCCAAATTTGGCGCCAAATTGGGCGCTTGGTATGTGAACCTATATTCCAAAACTTCGGGGAAATTTGAGCAACGTATGTACTTCTGATAACGTTTTTAGTTTGGGGATCAACTCCCAAAAACACAAAGGGGCAATTTGCCCCTTTTTTTATGTTCTGATTTTATCAAAGGTGAAAAAAAAGTAAAAAGGCGGGTCAGTTGGTGACCTAGGTTCATTAGTTTGGAAAATTACGCGGGTCGGGTCACCCCCCCCTAAAGGGGGGTGTGACCCGTACCCATGCATCATTTTTTCAAAAAAAATATTTGGGTTGAATACGTAAAAAATTTGATAACTTTACAAAAATGTCAAAAAGTTGAAAAAAGGTTTAATTTTTGGTGGTTTAGCGCTGGCAGCTCTAGCGTATTTTGTTTACACTAAAAAACAATTTGGTGAAAGAACAAAATTGCTTTTTGATAAAATAAAAATAGTTGGATCTGGTATTAGCAAAAAAATAGAATTAAATTTTAAAGTGCAGAACCCGACAGGATCCAGCGGTACAATTTCAGCACTACAGGGTGAAATATATTTTGCTGGCAAACAGGTAGCTGATTTTTCAAATTTTAGTGAGCAAAAAATTGCACCAAAAAGCGAAAGCGTTTTAAAAGTTATTGCTAGCCCTAGCATTGGAATTTTACAACTTTTGGCGACAAAAGGATGGCTTAAAAAAGGTGCAGTTTACGAAATTAAAGGAACAGCCAATTTTGACGGAATTGTGGCGCCGTTTGGTTATAAAGCAGCAATATAATGGACAAAAATATTTTACTTGGAAAATTAACGCCATTTAGTAACCAGCGACGTTTGCTGGTGAATGAGCAACAGGTAAAAGATATTGTTTCAGCAATGTTAGACGCACATAAAAAATACGCCAGTGAATACGATAAAATATCTAATTATTTTTATGCAGGTGGTGCAGTTCAAACTGCAAAGAAAGTTTTCGAATTTCTTAAAAAATCGGTAAAATATACAATAGACAGTGAAGCTAGTCAGAAAATAATGTCACCCAGTGCAATAATTTGTGTAGGGCGCAATGATTGCAAAAATTATGCTCTTTTTATTGTTGGTATTTTGGACAGTTTAAGACGCAAAGGGAAATTTAAAAATAAAGTTTTTTACAGGTTTGCATCTTACAAATTGCTTGATGAAATTCCACACCACACTTTTGCTGTAGTTATTGATGATCAGGGAAATGAAATTTTTGTAGATCCTGTTTTATCTAGCTTTAATGAACGCAAAACATATTTTCACAAAATAGATAAAGATCCTAAAATGAGTTTATACAGTGTATCTGGTATTTTTACCAAAAAGCCAAAGCCTGCAGCAACAGCCAAAATAGATACTACAGGAATTACAAAAGCACCAGCCAAAAAAATAGTGGTTAAAATTGCACTGGCACCAGCTAGGGGCGCTTTTCTTTTGTTGGTTGGTTTAAATTTTACAGGGCTTGCAACAAAACTTAAACAAGCTTTTGTTAACAACAAAAATAAAGTAAACGATTTTTGGAATAATCTTGGGGGCAATACAAACGAACTTTTGCGCAAAGTAGAACAGGGAGCCCTAAAAAATAGATTGTTGGGTGAAGATGTTTATTTCCCTAGTGAGGGACAAATAGGTGTAGTAGAAGCTGCTACAGCTGTTACAGTTACAGCAGCAACGCCAATACTTGTAAAAGTTGCGCAATTCTTAACTAGTTTGGGAATTGATGCCAAAGAATTAGGGGAAAGCGCCAAACAGATCCTAGCTAAACAAGTTCAAAATGTTGTAGACAAAGCACAGGAAAAACAAAAAGCAGAAGCACAAGATTTTAATAAAAACGTTGAAACAATTGTTGAAAGTGCAGAAGTTCCCAGCGCAACAAAAACAAATTATTTACCTTACCTAATTGGTGGCGGTTTGGTTATTTATCTTATTAGTAAGAAAAAATAACACTTTCTTTTCACTTTTAATATTAATAAAATGACAGCAGCACAGAAAGCAGCAAAAGAAAAATTTTCAAAAGCAATTGCATACAGAAGTAAAACAGGTGTAAGTTTAAAAGAAGCTTTTGCACATGTATACGGCAAAAAAGTTGGTGCAGTTAAAAAGAAAGCAGCACCAAAGAAAAAAGCAGCTGTAAAAAAAGCCGCACCAAAAAAGAAAGCAGCACCTAAAAAAACAGCTGTAAAAAAAGTAATTGCAAAAAAAGTAGCGCCAAAAAAGAAGGCAGCAAAGAAAAAAGTAATTGAAAGTCATAAAGACACTAAAAGCCATAATGTAAATATTCGGGTAGTTAGTGGAATGTATAACACAACAGATCTCTTAAATGATATTAATTACTGGCAAACTATATTATTAGAATTAAGAAGTGAATATAAAAGTGCAGATGCCAAATACAAAAAAAATATCATGCAAGATATTAATATTGCAAAAAAATGGTTAGAAACCAGAAAAAAACAATTAAAATCAGAATTAGACAAACAAAAATAAAAATCTTGGAATAGTTTCTACAAAAAAACAAAAAACAAAAAAAATGGCTAGAAGAAAAAAGAAGGCAGCCCCACGCCGTCGCCGTTCATCAGGCAGAAAAATGGGCGCACTAGGAAAAGGTTTTATTATGGACGCTGCTGGCTTGGTTGCTGGTGCTGTTGGTGCAAGGATTTTAACTAGTTCACCAAAAATTTTGCCTAATCT